TGATCGCCTGCAGCGCATGCTCCGGGATCCTGCCCGCCCCCTTAAACCTCACCGTGCCGTCATCATCCCAATCCATGATGTCCGTGATCTTCGTCTTCGCCATGCACAGCAACAGATACGCCACCGCCTCCCGGTTCTCAACGATCGTGGCTGACCTCTCGAGCCTGCGCTGTACCGACCGAATCCCTCCCCACCCATCCAGACTCGGTATCGTCGCGCTGAACTTCTGCTTACCCGTAGGCATACCAACACTCCTCAAAACGGGATCTCTTCGTCCTGCTGACCCTGGTACCCATTGCTCTTGGCCTGCTCATGCTGAGACTGCTGCACCCGATCCCCCAGCGCCAGGCTGATCCACTTCTCCCCAGCACTCGTCTCCTTCGTCCAACCACTCACCCAGTACACACTCCCGTCCGGCAGCATCAACCGGCCCTTCAGATTCGGATGCTTGTCCGTCGTCTTCTTCTCATTGCGGAACAGACTGCCCTGTCCAGGTCTCATCTCGTATGCCATCGTCACTGCTCCTTGTGAAAGAAAAGTTGGGGAAAATTTTGGGGAGGCCCCCACTCGCTACCGGTGAGGGGGAGGGGGCAAGGGTATACGCGTGACGCGGCCGCATGACGCGCCCCACGCGCACGCCTAGCCGTATGACACCGGGCCTCGCCTCCCGCCAGCACCCGACACGGCCCTGCCTGTCCAATTCCCATACGTTCGTTTGAGTTTTGTACGGAGCCCATAGAAAGGCCTACAACGCGCTGAAAGGGTGCCGGGCTATGTCCGGTCATCCTGCACCCCGGTCGTGCGCTGTAGGCGATCCTGGCGCGTTCTGGGCGGTGTCATACACGCCGTCGACGATGCGGTCGGCGTTCAGGTTGATGACCGACTCGAGCAGCGAGGCCAGGCGAGGCGGCGGCAGACCCTCGGCCTTGTGCCGGTCGAGCACCTCGTCGATCAACGCGCCGATCCGATCAACGTGAACATATTGATCGACAACTTGCATCAAACCTTCACACTCCTTGTCTACCTGATACCCCCTAGTCTTTAGACTGATTGCACAACCCTTGAGTTGTACCTGTTCAGCCTCTTTGCATTGCGCACTCTTAAGTGCATTTTGAGAGCCCTTCTTGAGGCCTTGTCGGATGCGCTTGGTTGCGATGGTTTCGCCGTTTGCTGGCATGGTGTAGCTCCTGGTTGGTGTTGCGCCGGTGACTGGCTTGATGGCCCCTGCGAGCATCTTGGCGATGAGTTCGCGTTGCTTGGCCGGTGGGATTGACTGCATCTCTTGCTCCGCTTTGACGATGAAGGGTGGACGGCAGTCCTCGTGCGTGCTGGCGATCGAGATCGCGTCCTGGGTGTTGATCGACGGGTCGTAGATGATCCGCACGGTGTCGGCTGAGACGCCCTTCCAGCCCTTGCGGATGACCTGGACGTATCCGGCCTTCTTCAGCTGCTGCATGTGCCGGCTGATGACCTGCTCGCGCTGGCCGGTCATGCTGGCGATCCGCTTCTGGCTGACCCATGTGATGCCAGCCCTGTTGCACCAGGTCGCCAGCTTGCCCAGCGTCCTGATCGCGCCATCGCAGACTCTCCGGTCAAGCAGGGCCGCAACCGGGATCGGTGCGAGCGGCGACCGCCTGCGCTCCGGTTGCTTCTGCTTGATCATCGGTGGCCGCTTGGGCACGCGAACTTCACTCATCAGGATCCTCAACCCAGTCAGCGCCCATGCCCATCGGCATCGGTGCCCACGCGACTACCCTGGTGCGCTCGATCACGCCACCGCTGCCAGCGTCATGCCACTGCCGGGTGTCGCGCTCGTACCACCCGACGAAGGTCTCCTCGGGTCGGACTAGCTCCACCAGCACCGTGCTGTCATCTGCCGGCAGGTGCTGTCTTGCCCTGCGCCACAGAATGAGCTCCTGCATCACTGGTCTGGCCATTGCGCTCCCTCCACAGTCTCAACATCACCGCTCGCAGCTGCTCCGCTGCAAGCTCCCCGCGAACCTTCTGCACCTCGAGCAGGTAGCGTCGCTTCGTCCACCGTTTCGATCTCGGGCCAACACTGTCGGGCAGCCGCATCGCCCAGGTCGCTTCGCAATAGAGCCGGTACTGCTCGCTGTGGCTGCCCACCTGGCGACCGTCCGGCAAAGTCACCAGCTTCGCGTTGTCGTGTACGTTCCCGCAGCCCATGCATGCAAGCGCCGCATAGCCACCGTCTGTTCCTTCCACCGTTCAACATCCTCCACGCGCCGCCCTCGATCGGGTTGCGCTGCTGACAGTTACTGCACCACCGCGGCTCGTCGCTCACTCGAGCACCTCGTGCATGTAGACCTCGACGCCAGGCTCGGTCGAATAGAACTTGCTGACCGTCAGCCTGGCGACCTGCTTGTCGTCGACGTAGGCAATGCCGTTGCAAGCGTCCAGGATGGCCTTGGCGACGTTGTCCAGGTCTGGCTTACCCGGCACCGCATCGCCGTTCAGCGCGGCCAGCTGGCGCTTCACAGTCCAGCTGACAGGCACACCGACCCGGATGTTGATCCGCACCGCCATCGGATGCTCTGACGGCTGCCAGGAGCCCATCGCTGCCTTGCAGGCCTCGGCCACCAGGCGCTCCCATGCCACCGTCCGAGCCGGCGTGTACATGCGCGGCCGCCCGCCGATCGTGCTCACTCGAGGCCGGCCCTTGCCGACCGCCTGGCCATCGACCGTAAAGTAGACCGCCAGGCTCATAGCGGCAGCCTGATGACGTGGCAGGAGTGATGCAGGGAGCTCTCGCGCCGCTCGCCATCGCGCAGCACTACATGCCGGGTGCCGCTGGGCGTGAAAGGCTCCCGCCGCACGAACGTGAAGACCTCCCGCGTGCGCTTCAGGATGAACCGATCACCCGGCTGCAGGTTGCGCACCCGCTTACTGGCTATTTGGTCACTCATGCTTCGCACCCCCATTGCGATGCCATTGCAGCGGCGATGCCCTCATAGGTCGCGCTGCGGATCTTCCAGCGGTCATCGCTGGGCGGCAGCTTGTTCTGCCCGCTGTCGGTCTGGTTACCCCATCGCGGCTTGCCGTCCACGATGCGCGGCTCGATGAAACTGGTCGGTCGCAGCGGCGGCAGGTTCTTCAGCCACAGACAGGTCGCCTTGCTGGCGTCATGCCCAAAGTGATAGGGCTGGATCGTCTGGTCTGGCTTGCGCCACAGAGTCGACATCACACAGACCGGGTTCTCGATGGCAATGCGCTGGATGTCGGCCTTGGCCAGCATCAGGAAGAAACTGGCGGCAGACTGCTGCCGACCCAGCAGGCGCTTCTGCTCGAAGTGCCTCGAGCCGCTGACCGATAGATGAGTGCAGGGCGGGTGAGCGATCATCAAGTCCCACGGGTAATGCAGGACATCGCGCACGTCGCCTTGGTAGTGCGGGCCCGGAGCCTCGGTGCCCAGCAGGTCGCAACTCATGGCCTCGTGCCCGGCGGCGATGAAAGCATCGCGTACCGTCCCGCTGTACTCGCAAGCGACCAGCACCTTCACCGCCTGCCGCCCAGCATCCGGTCGATCCGATCGCGCACGTCGCTGTACCGCGGCTGCAAGTGCTCCCTTATCAGCGCATCGATCAGCGAGGCCTTGCTGCGCCGCTGGTCTGCCGCCGCTCGGTCGAGCAGCTCATAGGTGGTCGGCCGCAGCCGCACCAGGAAAGCCTTGTTCTGTTCGCTCATGTTCCCCTCATCTGGAATCGCAACGATACCAGCACCTTGAGAACTGGACTAGCCTGAAGTCAAAGGGTTACGTTAGGGTTATCCCTAATCGCTCAGTACCGATTGAGTGTTTGACAGGCCAAAAAAGAGGGCGTAGAGTTCCGGTCATGCGCTACCGCAACGGTATCGCTCAACCACCGAGAAACAGGAGTTGAAACATGCAAGTTCTGATCACCAATCACCAGGTCACCGACGCCGGCAAGCTCGTCACGCTCTCTTGCGGCAAGACTTCTGCCGAGATCTGGATCGCCAAAGATCATCTGTTTGTCTGCTGCCAGAACGCCTCGCACCGGGTATGGCGCGGCCTTGGCAAGCGGTTCTCGAGCGCCAGCGAAGCAATGGCCGCCTACAAGTCGACCGCCATGAAGTCCATGATCCAGGCCGCGTTGGACGCCTGATCATGCGCACCGCTGCCTTCATCGCCCTGGCGGCCGGCTTCGGTGCCGCCGCCGCAACCGGCTCACCCTGGGCGCTGCTGCCCGTTCTGCTGCTCGCCCCGTTCGTCATCCGCTAACCGTCACCCAGAAAGAGGGACAGTCATGACCAAGTTCGTTGCTTACTTCCGCGTGTCCACCGAGCGCCAAGGCCAGTCCGGCCTTGGCCTCGAGGCCCAGCAAGCGGCTGTGAAACAATACGCCGACTCAATCATTCACAGTTTTACCGAGATCGAGTCAGGCAAACACGATGACCGGCCCCAGCTGCAGGCCGCCATCGCAATGTGCAAGCGCAGTGGCGCTGCCCTGCTCATTGCCAAGATCGACCGCCTGTCGCGCCAGGCTGCGTTCCTGTTGACGCTTCGCGACTCTGGCGTGCAGATCGTGGCCGCCGACATGCCGCACGCCGGCACCCTCGAGTTCGGCATCCGCGCCGTCGTCGCCCAGCATGAGCGCGAGGAGATCAGCCGCCGCACCAAGGCCGCCCTGCAGGCCGCCAAGGCCCGCGGCGTGCGCCTGGGATGCCCTACCCCCAGCATCGGCAGCGCAATCGGCGTGGCGGCCATCCAGGCCCGCGCTGACGCCTTTGCCGAGCGCCTGGCACCGGTCATCGCCGACATCAAGCGAGCCGGCTGCAGCACCCTGCGCGAGATTGCCGCCGCACTGCAAGCCCGCGGTGTAGCGACTCCCCGTGGCGGCACCACTTGGTCGCCGTCTCAAGTGTCCAACCTGCTTGCCAAACTGGAGACCGTCCATGCGTGAATCAACGCCGCTGTCGAAGGTGCCGATCGGCACCCGCTGGGAGCCCCGCCCTCGCTCATCGATCACCGATGAGGAACTCTTCATCCAGCATCACTTGCTGGCCAAACCGGCCCGCAACGGCGGCCGGATCGCCTGGGCGATCGCTTCGGTCGCGGCCATTGCTGCGTATCTGGTCTTTGCGTTCACGCTGTAGGAG